GAGAATCAAAAAAATTGATACTACTTCAGGTGTGATTATTACATGGGCAGATGGTAATTCTCAATTTGATAATGTGTGGAATGACCGCACAACTATTACATACATATAAAGGAACAGAATGCCTACAGCTTCTTATACAAAAATTCCAGCGGCTAACGAAGACCTTGTAGAAGGTGTTAATGCTGGTACTGATCAATGGGCGATTGCCCTAACTAACACTGCACCAGTATCCAAAACATTTGTTTCTGGTACAACTGATTTAGCAACTTCTGGTGGATATACCGCCGGTGGTAATAATGTTTCCACAACTTCTGCTGGCATGAACGGCTCTGACTTTGTGCTGGTACTGGCAGACCCAACAACTTGGACTGCTTCTGGTGGCGGATTCACTTTCCGCTACGCATTACTTGTAAATAAGACTGTTAACATTATCCCAGGTTACTGGGATTATGGCAGCTCACAAGTTGTTGCTGCTGGAGAACAGGTCATTGTAGATCTAGACCAGACTGCCACAGCAGGTGTGTTTAAACTTACCTAACTTCGGAGAGCTTCAATGAAACTAGGAAATTGGGTTAAACAAACCACAACCACTACAGGCACAGGAAATCTTACCCTAAGCTCTGTTAGTGGTTATCCTACTGCTAATGATGTCTTTGGACTAGATGTTACTTTTCCATACACCATCTGGGACTCTACTGGTGCTCCAGTTGAATGTGGTACTGGACATTTAAGCACTAGCTCAACGCTTGTACGTGATTTTGTTAGAGCAACTTATTCAGGTGGTACTTACACATCTGTTAATAGTACAACCGGACAAGTGAGTCTTGCTGCAGGAACATATACAATAGGCTGTTCTGTGGATGATTCTTCTGTGCATATAGAGCCAGCCAGAGCGTTCTCTCGCGTACATGGAACAGCTAATCAGCGTATTCATAGTCCTAGAAACATTATGTCTAAGTCAGCCACGACCATTACCATTAATACTGCAAATCGTGTATTTGCCTATCCTATCTATATCACCGAGCGTGGTCCCTTCGATGCCTTTGTTTGTAGATGCTCAACAGCGGCTGGTACAACCGACTTTGCTTTATATGAGGTTGGTTCTGATGGACTTCCGGGGGCGTTAGTTGTGTCTTCTGTCGGGGTTACTTGTGCTACTGGAATAAATTTTGCTACCTTTACTTCTCAAGTAATTCAACCCGGATGGTATTATATGGCATTCAATAGTTCTGCGACAACCCAGACTATGTACAATGCTATCCTTGAAGAGAATCTAGGGTATGGATTAGATCTTGTAAATAACCAACCATTTGTGTATAAAACACAGACTGCTGGAACACTGCCGACCCCGTATGGAACACCTACAGTAATTGGTCTTAGTATTTCTAATGGTATGGTCCCTCTTATTTGCTTGAGGTGTTCATAATGATTACATTCACTGTATTGTCTGAAGCCCTCTTAAGCAGGTTAGAACCTTATGGTTTCTGTCATATAAATGGTCAGCCGCATTCCTCTGACGATGTTGCCTGTCAAAAAATTATTGACCAGTATCAATATGAAGATGCACAAAAAGAATTAATTGTATCATATACAAAAGCTGTTCAGGAGTATATGGAATCTGAAGCAGTTAAAGCTGGATATGATAACTTACTTTCCGCTTGTAGTTATGCCTCTGTTCCCAATTCATTTCAAGCAGAATCTATTTCATTTACTACGTGGAGATCTGCTTGTTGGGATACATGTCATCTGTTGTTAAGTCAGGTCAATGGTGGAACTCTTACTGCCCCTACTGTGGCCGAACTGATTCAAATGCTCCCTGTGAGAACCTAAGATGAGTATTGGACTAAGTTCTGTAGGTTTACTTCCTGTAGGACTTGGGCCCCCTGTTTCTGGGGGTGGGTCAACTACCTACACTTTAACAGCGTTTGGTGGCTCATACACACTAACAGGATCTGCAGGTGTTCTAACTCGCTCAAGATTACTTGCTACACTTGGAGGTAGTTATACTGGTAGTGGGGCTACAGCAGATATTACATTTGTTCCAAACTCGACTGTATACACCCTAACTGCACAGAGTGGAAGTTATTCTCTAACAGGCAGCACTACTTCTATTTATAGGAATAGAGTTCTCATAGCAAATACAGGAACGTATTCGTTTGTTGGATCTTCTGCAAATGTTACATATGTCCCATCAACTCCTGTATACACACTAACAGCATTAGGGGGTACTTACACTGTTACAGGTTCTTCTGGTGTTCTTACAAGAAGTCGTATTCTAACTGCGACAGGTGGAGTATACAACTACACAAGTCCTTCTATTACTATTACATCTGGTCCTCCAGTTGTTAGTACACTAGTAAAATATGTAAATGTTCTTACAGGTGAAATTTTAATTCTCCAACCATTCTAGGAAAATCATGAGTAAAAATCACTTTGTTTCTGGTGGGTGGAATGTCACTTGTGATGTTTGCTCCCGAAAAATAAAAGCCTCCGAGGCAAAACTTCGTTGGGATGGCTATATTGTCTGTCAAGACGATTATGAACACAGACATCCGCAAGACTTTGTTAAGGCACAGTCTGATAAAATAACTGTACCCTTCACTAGACCAATTCCTGAATATGTATTTATAGTTGTTCCTTACAACCTGTATTGGGACAGTGGCTATACAATTTCAGGTTACATAGATCAGGATAATATATAATGACAACCATAGTAACACGCACTGGAAAAGGCTCGTCTCTATCTTGGGTAGAAGCAGATGCAAATTTCACCAATCTAAATACAGATAAATTAGAGAAGTCTAATAATCTTTCTGACCTCACTAATGCAGTATTAGCCAGAGCTAATCTTGGTCTGGGGAATGTGGACAACACAGCCGATGCAAATAAGCCTGTGAGTACTGCCCAGCAAACTGCTATTAATGAGGCTGTAACGACACACGTTGGTCTCAGTGATCCGCACACCCAGTACCTACAAGAAAGTGCAGCAGCGGCCTCTACAGGTGCCTCCTTGGTGGGATACACTCGTGGAGTAACCGGAACAGTTTCACGTACAGTTGAATCTGTTCTATATGAGACAATTAGTGTTAAAGATTTTGGTGCTATTGGTGATGGCACTACTGATGATTCTGCTGCTTTCAACGCTGCAATTGCCTATGCAAATTCCAAGGGTGGATATGATCGTGCAAACATTATCGGCACAACCATTTATATTCCAACGGGTCGTTATAAGTTAAACTCCGGTTTGTCTGCAATTACTGTTAGTCATGTTGTATTTAAGGGTGAGTCTAGAGACAGTGCTGTTCTTCTGATTAACACAACTTCTGGAATCTTTCATTACGGTGGCGGGGTAACTGTCGGTACAATCATCATTGGTGGTGGCATTAACAACCTAAAGATTGAATATCTAGTAACTCCACTTTCAACATCATATGTGGTGTATGCAGACTACGCATATAGTCTACAAATTTACGATCTAGTTATTGTGCAGATCGGCACTCTAATTAAATGTGGTCGAGACATTACATATTCTTCTGGTGAGATTTATCTATACAATGTTAATGGCACAATCGCAAATGCCGGTGTTCCATTAATTGATCTGCGATACGGCTCTGGATTTTTCATGTCCAATTGTCACATCTTTGTATATGGTGTAACCTTACCAGCTCTTCCTACTACTCCATTAACTACAGTAGCAGGAACCTATGTAATCACAACTGCTAATGGTCTTCTATGGGACACTGCTCAATTTACTCAATGTATCTTTGAACGCTTTGATCGAGGTGTTTTTGGATATGCTCAGTCAACAGCTACGTATGTAACCTTTAGGTTTACGAATGTAATTTTCGACTTCCATGCGCGTGAGGCTGTGTATTTAGATTCTGGTGGTGGTGGGTCAGTTTCAAATTTCTTATTTGATTCTAATTGCTGGTACTGTTCTTGGTCTGAAGCTGCTATTGTAGTTACTGCAGGATCTGGATATTGTGATAAATTGTATTTCTCCGGTGATTGTGGATGGTCAGGAAAAGAAGCCGTTACCTACTACAATCCGGGCGCTAAAGAATGTGTGTTTACTGGAATGAAAATTTCAGGTGTAAATAAAGTAGGTGGTACAAATGCAGCCATGTATTTCCAAGCAGATTCTCAAGGATTCTTTGTAACTAATGTTATCGGCAATCATATAGCAAACTTTCCATTTGCCACTTCACAAGCTACGTATGGTATTGTTATTGGGAATGATTGTGACAACTTCAGGGTGACTGGATGTAGTTTTGAAGGATCTACTTTAGGATGGAGTGTTGGTACAAATTCAGTTGCGTCTGTGAATAGGCTAATTACTGGAAACACTCATGCTGATTACGCCACATTTGCTGCGGCAGTTGTCCCAGCATCTAGTACATTATATCAAAACAAAACACCATTCATTGAAGAATATAATTTTTATGGGGGTACTGCAACTGTTTATAATAAGAATGGTGTTCAGATTGGTACAGCAGGTCCCTGTACATTTACACTACAACCGCAGGAATATTATTACATTACATATTCAGTTGTTCCGACCGGTTTAAAGACGATTCAAAGGTGATGTATGAATGACAACGATCGCCGAATAAACGATGAGCGCCTAACTCAAATAGAAAAGAAACTAGATAAACTTTCAGTAGATGTGGAGGATTTAGTTTCTGCATGGAAAGCTGCAAATTTGGTTGTTGGGTTTATTAAATGGGTTGGCGGGGCCGCTACAGCGATTACCGCCATCTATACCCTTATTAAATTAAAAGGATAATTATGAGTACGTCAGGCACTACTTCTTATTCCACTACACGGGATGATATTATTAAACGCGCTCTGCGCTTGGTGGGTGCCTTAGCTCAGGGTGAGACACCTACACCAACTCAAGTGACCGAGGCTGCCACTGCTCTTAATGGTCTTGTAAAGGCATGGGCTGCAGATGGTATGCCTCTGTGGGCAATCACTGAGATGACACTTACTCTTGTTGCTGGACAGTCAGTTTATACAGTATCTAATCCTAAGCCATTGAAAGTTCTCCAAGCTTGGAATCATAACACTACTTCTAATGTGGATATCCCTATGCGGATTATCACACAAGCTGAGTATAATATTCTAGGTAACAAGACATCTGCTGGTAATCCTATACAGGTATACTATAGTCCTAATAGGGACAATGGTGATTTTCATTTGTTCCCTGTACCCACAACTGTTGAACAAGTTGCAAACACTCTTCATTATGTTTGTCAGATTCCTTTCCAAGATTTCAATGCCAGTACAGATGCACCAGACTTTCCACAGGAATGGTATGATGCAGTTACATATGGTCTAGCTACACGTCTTGCTCCTGAGTATGGTCTTGATATCCCATCACGCAAGACTCTGTGGCAAGAGATGACAATCATTAAACAAGATGCACTTAACTTCGGTCTAGAGGAAGGTTCTCTGTACTTTGGAGTAGAACGTAGGAGCTGGTAATGGATGGTATCGGACTAGACCAATCACAAGTTGCTGATGCGATCAATCGCAAATATCAAGGCATGTCTCAACGGGAACGTAACCAGCGAATGGCTCAAGCCAATGCTGGTGGTTCCTCAAACTTTCAGTCTAATTACAGTAATGAGATTGCACAAGCACAACAACCTACCGAGTTCTGGGGTGCTGGTCGTAAATTAGCACAGAACCAAAATCCAGATGAAGAAATTCAAAATCTAACTGGATCGTTCTTGTCAAATCTTGGTGGACAGAATTACTATTACGGTAAGAATGATGTCTCAACAGATGAAGGCATTAAGGGAATGTTCACTGACTATGGATATAAACCCACAACTAAATCTGTTGATACTAGTATCCTTCCATTACTATCTGACATTAAGACAAGTAAATTTAGAGATCAGTTTTATTATAGTGGTTCCAATGATCCAAGCCTTGCGCAGTGGGGAACTAACGGATATCAAACACAGGACTTAGGTGGTGGTAAGTATAACATCTTCGGTTCTGATAACTCTCTTTTGGGAACAGGTTATAAATCTGTAGCAGATACTATCTCAGAGTTAGGTGGTACTGGTATTGGTGGTGGGGCATTAGGCAACTGGGAAGTTCTTGGTCAGTTACTTAACACCGGCCAGCAAGGGGGCATGACTGACTGGGGTGGTTTGCCAACGAATGGAGTATCAGACAATGTTTCAGGTTTGAATTCCTTATTTGGATCTAATCCTCTTTTACTTGGAAATAAATTGTATGGATATGGTTCTACATTAGGTCCGGGACAATCTTCTATTGTACAAACGGGTGATGATCTTACACAAGAAAATCCGTTTGGATACCAACAATCTCACGAAGGTAAATCACATGTTTGGTCTACGGGTATTGGACGTACATTGAATGATGTGGATTCGTGGAAGAATCTCACTAAAAATTATGGAAGTGATCCATACGGTTTCTTTGTGGACACTGAAAATGCTTCCAAACTACCGGGTTGGACAAACACTGAAAATTACCAGCACGGTGATAAAAATTATGGCGGTCTCTTACATGAGGTATTTAAAGTATTAGACCCTGCAATTGACGCAATTGATCCAATGCATAATAGGGTACAAGAGTGGACAACTGGAAGTGCTGAAACAGAAGGACAGTCTCCTTATTTCCAACAAATCGCTCCTATGATTATAGATGCATTTTTACCGGGAGTTGGTTCTATTGTAGGTGGTGTTGATAGTGCGAGTAGAGGGGATAGTGCAGGAGTAGTAAAAAACATTGCTTCATACTTTGGTGCTAATTACGCTCCCATCGATACAGGATATGGTCAACTAGCAAACACTGCAGTTAATGGTGCAATTACTTCTGGATTGGGATCTTTACTATCTGGACAAGGAACTGAAAAATCTATCTTGTCTGCATTACTCGGTGGTGCAGGAGGTGCTGCTGGTAATATAGTAGGAGACGCTACTAAGAGTCTTGGTGGCGGTTTAAGTAAGTTTCTAAGTGGTACAGCGCAAGGAGCTGTCAGTGGTTTACGTGATCCTAAGCACATGTTAGAGTCTGCCCTTACCTCTGGAGCCGCTGGTGGTCTAGGAGGTATCTTTAATCAAGGTGTGTCGAATCCAAATACACGACAAGAAAACAATCAACACGCAAAAGAAATGGTAAACCTTGTAAAACTATTTGCGAAAGGTAAGAAATAATGGCAAATCAAAAACAAAGTGGAGTCCCTCAGAAGACACGGTTGCCATTAATGGGAGCCTACTCTAATAGAGATTCTAGTGGGTTAAAGGATCAACGATTCATTAATATGTTTCCAGAAACTCGCAAGGTTGATCAACTAGAGAACACAAAGATCTTTATTAACAAGCGCTCTGGTCTCTCTCTGTATAAGAGTTTTGGGGCGGGCGAAGGTAGAGCGATGGCTTATTTTCGCAGTAGGTTCTATGTGGTAATTGGTAATCAACTAATTGAGGATGACACTGTTCCTGTAGTTAAAGCAACATTGTCTACTTCAACCGGGCACGTAGGTTTGATGAATTGTAATTCAGGTTCTATTGGTGATTATCTATTTATGTGTGATGGTGTTAATGCATGGGTAATTAAACAAGATGGAACATGTACTCAAGTAACTGATGTTAATTTCCCCACTCCACACATCTCCGTAGCTACTTTCATTGATGGATATGTTTGTCTAGCAAAGGGTAGTGATGTATACTCATGTACATTGGACGATCCCTTTACATGGCCCACTGAAAACTTCCTGTCTGCAGAAATGTTCCCTGATCCAATCGTCAGTCTTGCACGACAGAATAACCAAGTAGTTGTCTTAGGATCAAGTTCAATTGAATTCTTCTATGATGCGGCTAATGCTGCTGGCTCTCCTTTGTCTCGCAACGATGCCGCTACAATTCAAATGGGCACAGCTTCAGCATATTCTGTATATCAGAATGAACAGTTCTGTATTTACGTCTCAGCTTCTGATTCAGGTGGTCGAGCTGTTTGGCTAATCAAAGGTTTCCAACCACAGAAGATTACAGACGAGTATATCGAACGTATCATTGATGCTGAAGTTAATATGTCTGATTGTCGTGGATTTGGTATTCGCACTAAAGGTCATTTGTTTTATGTTCTTAATCTAAAAACTTCTGGAAGGACTTTGGTTTATGACGTTGATGAAAAACTATGGCATGAGTGGTCTTCTAACTCCGCTGGAAGTCACTCAGTTTTTGCTTATGACAACATGGCAGACTCAGGCGTTGGTGCTGCACATGTACTTCACTCCTCTAATGGCTCCGTTTATAAAGTAGATCCAAACGCAAATCAAGATGATGCTACACCAATTCTTTGTACCTTAGTAACTAATAAATATGACATGGATAGCTATAACAGGAAGTTCATGTCATCTATTAAGTTGGTAGGTGATAGTTATTCTCCTAGTAACATTGTAACATTCTATTGGACTGATGATGATTATCAAACATGGTCTAATGCAAAGGAGATAAATATGAATGATGACTTTCCTGCATTCCAACGACTAGGTGCATTTCGTCGTAGAGCATTTAAGTTTGAGCATAGTGGTAATGCTCCTCTGCGATTGGAATCTGTTGAAGTTGTTTATGTAGAAGGAACAAACTAATGGCTGTTGGAACACTTCCACCTCCTCCAATCAACGATAAACCCGGTTCATATACGTGGCTTGAATGGTACAGACAGTTACGTGCCTATGTATCAACCTCTGGTTCTGTTCCTTGGTATATTATTAACTTTGCCGGATCAAGTATTACAGACATTGCTGTTCGTAATCATGAAGATCTGCAAAGTATGCAAGGCGGAACTGCAGGAGAACATTATCACTTAAACGCTGGACAACATGCAGCTATGAGTAACGAATTGGATGTTGAGTTGCGAACCTCTGGAACGGTTCTTCCAACAACTCCCACAATCTTTGCTCCTGCTGCAGCAAGTGTGATCTTTTCTTCTGGTATTACATATGATGTTGGTTTAGGCGAGTTCACCTTTGTTAATGGCGGTGTATATACAATGGCACTTACCTTAAATGCAGATGCATCTTCTAGTAATAAGAAGATTTATTTCTATGCAGAGTTGGACACAGGAAGTGGCTTTAATATTCTGCGATATTCAGCTAGATCTAAAGAACTTGTTCCAAGTGTTGAAGATCAAGTTGTCTTTGTGGCAACACTAAAGATTCCTGCTGGTGGTAAAACACGTCACACTATCTGGTCTAGTGCTGCAACAGTTACACTAGATTCTACAGATGTTCCGGG